AAACTGTTGCAACTACTGCATTGACAGAATTGACGAGACTTATTGCACTAGATCCTGTTGAGAACAGATAGTTACCATTTTGTTGGTAATCAACTGCGGTTTCTCCACCAGAACCATCTACAATAGAAAGTACTTTAACTGCAACTTGATTCGTTGAGAGACCTGCTGCTGCCCCTACACCAGTGACAATACCTTTAAGGTATCCAGTGCCAGTTGATGTTGTTCCTACGCCAGAGAGAACCTTATTGAAGGTCTGAGTAACTCCCAAACCAATTACAGCTGCGCCAGTAGTTGGAATAGTTAAAATTTGGTCAGCAAGACCATCAATAATTGCTACTTGAATACCGTCTGCCCAAGATCCTGGGTTTTGAGCAGCAACGGTAACTCCTGTAATTATGTTCTCAGAATATCCAAGTTGATTATAATGCTCAATACTCTTAATTTTGACACTACTTGCTGTCCCAACAAAGGAGTTTTTTAGATCTTCATCATCAGATCTAACCACTCTCAATGAACCGCCATATGCCAGATAAGACGATGCAACTAACCAATTTTCGTAGTGCTTATCCGTTGGATATGGATCACCAAAAATGTTTATTAAATCATTTTCAGTTTCTACTATGGTGGGAGTACCTGTTGGACCTTTTGTGAAGGGTGCAACAATAGCGCCAATTTTATCGGAAACTGGATTGACTCTTCCAGTGGTTAAATCAACTTCCTTAACTATAATCCCAGGAGATGCTAAATTTAGTGGCATCTTTTGTTCTCCGTATTATCCAGAATTCTCTAAAAGTATTTATAAATTCCTACCCTTTCACCGGACTATCGGTAATCCCAAGTATGAGAACGGTCACCATATTCATCTACGTGCCAAATTTCTGACGTTTGTAACTTATTTTCTTCTGTTGCAAATATCCACCTATCACCAGTTTCTGGTTCAATAAATGCTTCCATTTCATCAAGTCCATCTACAATAAAACCAAATGGTGACATATCTTGTTCAATTTGGTTTTTCTGCTCCTCATAAATTCTTTTACGAACATCATTGTTCGTCATTTCTTTAAAATAATCTTGTGCTATTAACCAAGAAAATATAACAAGGCACATTGCCAAGTCATCATTGCAACCTTCTTCTGCTTCAAATGAATTGTGCTTATGAATGAAAGTAGTTAATTCACTGATAATTTCATAATCATTAATCAATAATTTATCATCTTCAATAATTGTTCTTAAATTGGAGCATCCCAACTTTTTAACTGCGGCAGTCATACGAACACCAAGTTGAGATTTTTTACCACTAAACCCCGAACCTACAATTTGACCTGCGCGACCTCTCATTGCACACATTAGAACATTGTCATACTCAAGATCAAAATGAAGAATACTTGCCACCTGATCTCCAATATCATTTACTTCAATGAGTAACCAAGACTCATTATATGCCTTTGCAACCTCGTAAATGATGCTTGGAAACATCATCGGTTTAATTTCATTATTTCTATATTTGACTACTTGCCTATAAGGAAAATCGGTAATGTCAAATACAATAAATGCGGAATAATCATTACCAACTCCACGGGCAACATCAACGGTGATTAGATAATTATGATCTTCCTTTGGATTTTCATAAATGTCCAGACCCTTATTTCTTTTTATTGGATCAGTATATACAAGGGTTCGTAGTTTTGATGGATTAATTAAAGTATCGACAGATCCTAAAAATTCGCACTCAAACTCAACCTTAAATTGTTGCTCACTTGTGTTTGCAATTGTCTGCTCCTTCCATGCTGAGTCTCTACCAGGCACTTCGGACCAATGAACATCTGTAGGCACATATGCGTTTTTGCCTCTCTCAGAATCGTGCCACATACGGTAGAAGTGATTCATACCACGGGGGGTAGAAACAATAATTACCTTTGTTGAATTACCCGAAGAAATGGTGGGATAAACAGACGCAAAGAAGTCATCGGCAATATTATTTGGAATGAATGCAAATTCGTCCAAGAAAATAATATTGTATGAACCACCACGAACAGCAGATGATGATGTGGAGTTTGCAGAAATTTTTGAACCATTTTCCAATTCTAATGAAGCTTTATTCCAGGATATAATGCCCTGCTGCATCCAATCAGGAAGATTTTCATAAGCAAGTTGCAATCTCCCTAAAAGGTCTCTTGCAGTAGTTGCTTTGTTTGCCAGAATAGCAATATTCACATTATCGTTGAATACTGCATAATGAAGAAGATATGATACACAAGTTGTAGATTTACCTGTCTGTCTCGGCATTTTACAGATATTAAATCTGTTCTCGTGGAAACTGGTAATTAACTTCTCTTGGAACGGATACATTTTGAAAGGTTGTAATCCATGGTCAAGAGTAACAATTTTGATATAATTTAGTGCAAAATATACGGGGTCTTCTTTACACTTTAAGAACTCATAGATTTGCTCTTCGGTCCAATTATGAGGAACATTTGCCCGTTTTAGATTGGGATTACCTAAGTAGATGTTATCAGACATAATTTTTATAAGTTTTCATAATTCTGATGATATACTAACAATTCCACTTTCTCAAAGATAATGCTTTTCTTGTTGGTCTTCCTTTTTCATCTTTCATAGGACCGGGCATTCCTCCCATACGGGCACAGAATGATTTTCTGCGATTTGCTGATTTTGATCCTGGTTTTAATTTTGATGGTGGGGTAGTAACTGCCATAGAAAGTTTGGAACCGGGATTTTCTTTGCGATAAGAGGCAATCCCCTTTTTATTTAAACCACCCTCAGGATTCTTTCCCTCTTTTCTTTGCCAAGCAGCCGATGCTTCAATCATAAAGTTATCAAATAATTTTCCTTCTCCAAGCATTCTACTTCCGATACCTCTACTTGCCTTTAGTGGTTCAGGTTTAATAATATCAATAAATTCTGCGTAATGATTTCCATTTATATCTTCAATTGATACACTTTCTTTTTTCATTTCACCACTATCAACATAATCCGCTGCAGTGTCAAGATAATCCGCTGCTTTTGTAATTTTTGATTGTACCCAAGCCTCAATATTACCTTCACCCTTACCAATTTTTTTCCTCAGTCTCTTTGCCGCACCAATAATTGTGGAAATCTCAGAACGAGCCATCGAATACTCATAGTCCTCATTGGCTGGATGTGGCATTATTGTATTATATTCTTTTTTTGAACCAATTAACTCTGCTGGTAAAGAAAATGTATCCCAATATCTTGGACCGTACTTGCATTCACTTCTTGTCTCAAGTTTTTCACATTTTGGGCAATATCTATCTGCTCTTTCACGAATTGGGGTATGCCAATCATACTCAAGTGCATCAGTGCTTTCAGAATTTACTGGAACACAGTTTGGAACCATTTTTTTACCTTTTTTCTTCATACCTTTTGCTACATATCCATCCCAACACGCTTCACTTTTAGTTCCCCAATTTGCAGCACCAACTTTACGACACTTTACTAATGCTCCAGAAGCATATGCGCTTGGCCAAACATCATATCTTGATTTTACTTTAGTATAACAGGCATCTTTTTTTCCACTATCTTTACCTGGTTTATCTTTTACTTCTTGTATGTTCATTTCTTCTGTCCTTACATTAGTTGGTTTTGATCCACCAGTTTTTGCTGGTTGATTTGGGTCTAAACGATTCTTTCTAATTCTTGCTTTTTCTTCTTCTTCTGGAGAAAGATTTGCTGCCATTTTCGAACTACCACATTTTGGTGTAGAAGTTTGTCCTTCTTGACGAGCACAAGGTTCTCCTGCAAATTTCCCACCAAGTTGCACCCACCCACTTTTTCCTGTGGATGATTTTGATTTTCCAAACCAATCACGAAGACCTTGATCGCCAGACTTTGTTTCTTCTTTCACATCTTTGAATTTTTTATGTTCTTTTTTGGCAGATGCTTCCATTTTTTTCAATCGAGTATAGTAGTCTGGAATCTCATCCAAATGTTGAAGAGCAATGTCCATAGCAAGTTTATGATCTTTAGTATGCTCGTGCTCAATTGGTTCTCCCATATCCAATTGCTTCTGAATATCCGAAACATCCATACGATGTTTCTTTGCAATTTGTTCAACTGATTTATGAGACTTTATATGCATTATGCTTAAATTACTCTTTACTATTTAGAAAACCTTGTTTAAGAAGTTTTGATAGTTCGGATGTTGATCCAACAAATAGTGCATTATTAGTGACATTATTTGTTGCTTTTGGTCCGTCTTCCTCAACATCTTTAAGTTTCTTTTGTAAATCAATTAATTTATCAGTGGTATCGGCAACACTCTTAATCAATTGACCGGCAACTTCATATGCTCTGGCACTCCCTCCTTCTCCAGCAAGTTCCATAATTCCATTAATTGCTTCTTGACCTTTTTCAATTAAAGAATACAAATTTGCTCTGGTATATTCATAATCTTTTCTAATATCATTATTAGGTGATTTAATAACTTCAATATCTAAAGAAGTTTTATCTACCTCAATAATATCAACAACATTTGCTTCTATATTTAAAGATTTGCCAATAATATCATCCATAATTAACTATCAAATATCTTTTTGTTGAGTTGGGCTGAATTTTTTAGAGTCGTTAAAGAAACTCCAGTTTTCACTAAATCCAAAATCATCTTCTGGTCCAACATTAATAGGGTCTGGAGTAACCGTGTATCTCATTTCACGTTTTGCGGAATTGGGATCTGTTCCAGTATACATATCAACTTGAACCTTACGAATTAGACCATCTGTACTTTCTGCAACAGGACCAAATAGATATGTTTTGGCAGTAAATCCAAAAGTATAAATTAGTGACCTTCTTGTGGAAAAATCCCCTTCATAATCATCTTGAAAAGAAACATTATTTAATACAATGGGAATATCTCTTTTCTCTCCAATTGATTCAACCAAATCAATAGTTATATTGAGTGATGGTTGAAAATACGGTAAAATTTGCTCAACAATTTGAAGAGCATCATCATTTAATTTAGTAAGAACCGATAATTCAAATCCAATATTATATGGAACTGGCATATAAACTTTTTTTAGATTTACACCATCACTAGCTTTAAAATTTTGAGTAACTCCAGATTTTCTGGTTGAATCGTATTGTATAGATACCATCTCAAATGACATTCTTGGTAATGTCATTGCAATTGGTTTATTTAATTGTTCTTGCTGTTGAATCTTTGCAAGAAACTTCTGAGTAGGACCATATGCAAGAGGAACCTTCATTTCAGATAAAGTTCCGTCCTGAGAATCTTTATGTCTAATATAAATCTCATTAAATAAAGTTCCAAAACCAATAATGGTTTTTCTTA